AGGATCGTGACCGACTGCCCGTTTTGGGACAAGGTGATGTTGTTGCCACCCGCCAGGATGATCGTGCCGCTCGAGATGAGAGCGAGCGTCCCAGTCGTGTTCCCGGACAAGCTCGCCGCCCGCATGTCCTGGGTCTGGACGCTTTGGGTGGTGAGCCATGCCGGGACCCCGAGCGAGATCCCGGAACTGTTCAAGGTCCCGACCAGAGCGGTTCCTGCGGTGGATGCGGAGGTGAATCCGCTTCCGGCGATATTCCCAGAGGCTTGGGTCTGCGTCGACTGGGACGCCGACGCCGTGATCGTCCCATTGTTCATCCCAAAGGACACATTGTTCGAGTTCGAGAGGGTGATGCCCCCTAAGGCCCCCGAGCTCGTGCCAGCCGACACCGACAAAGTCGCCGCAGCGACCGTGTTGGCCGAGATGGTCACCGACTGGCCGGCCTGCGACAGGGTGATGTTGTTGCCGCCGGCTAAGAACAGCGTCCCGGACGAGATCAGCGCCAGCGCACCCGCCGTATTACCGCCTAAGGTGACATCTACGACGTTTTGTGTCTGGACCGTCTGAGAGGCTACGGAGGCCGTAATCGTCCCAAGGTTCAAGCCCCAGGAGACACCAGACCCGTTCGAGAACGTAATCCCGCCGAAGGTGCCCGTGGACAAGCCCGCCGAGACTGAGAGGTTCGCCGGGTTTGCGGTATTCGCCGAGATCGTGATGGTGTTCCCGACCTGCGACAACGTGATGTTGTTACCACCCGCGAGTACCAGTGTCCCCGAAGAGACGAGCGCCAGGGTGCCAGTCGTATTCCCGGCCGCCGTCACATTGATGGCGTTTTGGGTCTGAACGGTCTGGGTGTAGGCCGAAACCGTGACCGTGGCGCCTGCGGTATTGGTGCTCTGCGATAGCGTAATCCCGTTGCCCCCCGCGAGGACCAACTGCGGACTCGTCGTGCCGGTGGCGCCCGAGGTGTTGCCGATGTTGGAGACGCCCGCCGAGAAGCCGGCGCCCGCGGAGATCGTGACCGAGGCCCCCGCGGTGTTGTTGGACTGCGACAGGGTGACGTTATTGCCGCCCGCGAGGATCAGTTGCGAGCCGGTGATGCCGGTCGTGCCAGTGGTGTTCCCCCCAAAGACACCCGCCGAGAAGGAAGGGATCTGGGATGCTGCCGAAATGGTGATGGCGTTCCCATTCTGCGACAGGGTGATGTTGTTGCCACCCGCTAAGGTCAGCGTGCCGCTCGAGACGCTCGCCGTGACCCCAGCGACGTTCCCTCCCGGCTGCACCGCAATACCGCCCGCGAGCGCGGCGACCGCGGAGGCTGCGACCTGATAGTTTGTGCCTGCGCGCGCGACGACCAGCGCATCGTTAGCTTGTGGCGATGCACTCGGGAGTTCTGAAATCTTTTCGTTAGCCACTACACATTCCTGAACACCAGCGCGATGTTAGCTTGCGAGAGTGAGGCGCCCGTTTGCGCGATATTGGCTAGCCCGATCGATATGGGCGCTCCTGCGGTGGCAACGGTATAGATGCCCATACCACCGTAGAGATTCGTCGAGGAGGCGGTCTGATTGGTGAATTCCGCAAAGTTCGAGGCGCTTTGCAACTGCCCTCCCCCATAGATCGACAAGGTTTGTCCAAGGCTTGTGGTCGACAGCCCCACGCTCGATACGGTGGTCGAGAAATTGAATCCGACGTAGTACTCGCCTTGCGTGAAATTCATATTGATCGGAACCGACACGGGGCGAATCGCGCCCGTCAATAGCTGCGTATTCCCTGCAGAGTTCGAGGCGTACGAGTAGGTCGTTTGGGTGGATCCAGAGCTCAGCGAAGACAGGGTCGAAGCATTCTTCGTGTATACGATTGCCCATGCGGACATCGCAATTGCCATCGTGGCGGTCGAGGCGGTTGATTGATTGGCCCATCCCACCAGAGCATCTAGACGAGTCGCCGTGAGTGCTCCATCGCACGGATAGTACTGAATCGAGAGAGAGCCATTGCCAGGGGCGCTGATCGGCTCGACTTGCGCGGCTGGGAATATCGACCTTGAGATCGCCCCTTGGCCAATCGATATCGTCGAGCCGTTTGAGGAGATCGAAATTCCCCCGGTGCCTGTCAATGTCGACACCGCCGGCACACTCACCGAGACGCCGCTTGAGTTCACCGTGATCGACGCATTCGTCGCGCCAGTATTCACACCAGCGAGGCTCGATCCATTGAAGGAGAGCCCAGCTGAATTCATCGTGATCGCAGCATTTCCCGTGATCGCTGTTGCCGTTCCCGCAATGTCAGAGCCGTTGAACGAGATACCACTCGAGTTCAGCGTAATGAGCGCGTTCCCAGTAACCGCCGTGTTAGTACCGGCGGCATTCGACACGTTATAGGACGCCGTCATGGTGCCGACACCGGCGCCAGTCGAAAGACCGAAGGTGAACCCATGAGAGTTAGCAAAAGTAATCGCAGAGAGCACGTTCGATGTGCCAGCACCCCCTGAGACCGCTAGTCCGTAAGAGCCCGTGATGGTCGAACCATTCAGGCCAAAGGAGACGTTGTTCGAGTTAGAGAAAACGACGGAGCCAAGACCGCTCGAGGTGGTACCGGCGGAGAAATTCACCTGACCCAAATTCGAGCCGTTGAACTGGATGCCTGCGGAATTCAGCGTGATCGAGGCATTCCCCGTGATTGACGTGCCCGTACCAGCGAACTGGGTCGAATTGTAGGAAGCGGTAATCGCCTGCCCCGCGCTCGATCCAAAAGTGATTCCATTCGCATTCGAAAAGGACACCGATCCAGAGGTGTAGGTCGTATTCGACGCCAAAATAGCGGCAACGCCTGCACTCGCGCCCGCCACCGATGCCGTAATCGTGCCGACGCCTGCGCCTGTGCTCAACCCGAAAGAGACTCCGTTAGAGTTCGCGAAGGTCAGGCCGCTGACGTTGTTGGACGTGCCACCGCCTGCGGAGATCGCAAGGGAGCCGCCGCCGCCTCCTGCGGTCACATACGCCAACCCACCTGCGGATGCGTTACCCATTACCGATTCGCCACGTTCGCCTGCGCCACCGTCATCGTGCAGGAGCCAGACCCCGAATTGAGCAAGCACCGCACCCACGTCGGCGCAAAGAGATAGTTCGTCTGCAAACTCGTTGTCGCCCCCACGACGTTCGTATCATTGGTCGCGATCCACGTCATCGAGGATGGCAACACCGAGTTCGTGGCCGAGTTGGGATCATCCATCGAGGATTGAATTGTGTAATTCACCGTCCCCGTCACATCGATTTGAATACTGACTTGCGCGTTTGACCATTCATCCAACCTCACCCATGGAGTTGAGCCCACGCCATTCGTGCCGACCGTCACGGCCGCCGTCGGCGCCTGATTCACGGTGATCGAGGTCACGGTGAGATAGTCCAATGCGGATTGCACGCTCGTGCCATTAGATGTCGCGGTCTCGGAAATGATGTTCCCCGCGGCATCCGTCCCGGTGATCGTGAACACTGTGGTCGAGTCGCTCGTTGTAATTTTCACCCGCTGCGCGACGGTCAAAACAGCGACGCCAGATGAGTTCACAAGCGAGCCGTTCAATGCCACATTCGCGGTCCAGACGACGTACTGCGTCCCCGTCCCGGCGCCAGAGAAGATGATCCCGGTGCCACCTGGGGTGTAAGCCACCTCAAAAGCGCTCCCCGAAAGGCCGCTCGAGATGACGTAGTAAGGCTGCCCAGGCGTCAAGCCCGGAGGCAGCCCCACCACAAATCCCGCCGCCCCAGTCGTGAGGGCCCCTCCGACATTCACGAACGTGACCCGCTGCCCGGCTACGAAGTTGTTGGTCGCGGCAATGGAGGCCGAGCTCGACGTAAAGGTCGCCGCAGCGCGGCTCGATGTGCCATGCGGGGATTGCGAGGTCGAGATATCGTTCGCCGTACTCGCGAGCGACGGCCCCACCGTTACCGTGACCGGACGCATCTTCTCACCTCACTTTTTGTCTTTGTTCGGATCCTGCCACCGATGCTTCCACGGCTCGTGAGGCGCCCCAGGAGCGGGCTGCGGCGCGGGCTGCGCGGGAGTACCAGACATCGGAGGGCCCTTGATATCGTCATTGGGGCCGATCACTTGACCTACTCGATTTCTCCGCGGCGGGATTTTGTCCGGCACCGTCACCGTAAAAAGTGGCTGATTCACCGAGGGGCCCGTGTCGTTATAAAGCACCACACGGCCCGATTTCGCATCGTCGGCGACAATCACGATGAGGGAGGTCGACTCGACCTTATCCACCTTGCACTTGACCCCGCCAACCGTCGCGTACTCGACGAAATCCAAATTCGCCCCCGTCACATTGATATGGCACCCAACAGTGCTCGCCTCCGGCGTCGTTACCGTCACGACGGGTACAGCAGATGTTTTTTGAACCATGATCGACTCCTATTTGACGTTGCCCTCAAACAAAAACGGCTGCGCGAGTGGCAGCCGTTTCGCGCATCTCGCCGCGATCAATATTCAGTCCAAGCTCTCCGACATCAAATTGCGCCCCGGGGGATTCTTGCCACTGTGGGACGAAGTCAGTGGGCGCGAGTCAGACCCCGTGCGGCCCCCTGACTTACGTGGCTTTCGCCCGGCGTGCATCATGCCCTTATGGCCCTCAACCTTCATCTCGCTCTTCCCACCGTGAGCGCGCTTCGCGCGCCCTCCGCGCTTTTTCTCCTCGGCCTCTTTCGCAGGGCCCGAAGGCTCCGTGCGGTCCTTCGGGGTGTCCTTCTCGTCCTCGGCCGCGTCGTTCTCGCCACCGGTCGATTTGTGTTTGCGGCCTTTCATAGTTCAGTCCTCATGAGGCTAAATCGATGCCTTGAATCCACTCAACCGTCAGCGTGCCGGCGCCAGTGCCGGTGCTACCAGAGAGCACGACGATCTGCACGTCACTCGTGCCCACATTATCCCAATTAGCGATCTGCGTCCCGCTCGTTCCCGGAGTCACCACGACCTGTCCCAACGTCGCACCCGATACCGCGGCCGAAGTCGTAAACGCCGTCGCCGACGCGCTCGTGCCAATGCCTAACGTCGTAGTGGAAGTCCACGCCGCTGTCACCATGAGCGTGATCCGTAGAATCTGCGACTGCGCGGGAACGACAATCGGGCAGACGTACTGACCCGCGCTCCCGTTGTTCGTTGCCTGCGTGATGGTGCAGGATTTGCCGACAACGCAAAAGCCTACGTTCGCTGTGCCGATCGTGCCGCCGACGCCTGCAAGGTTATTCGAGCCATCGCTCCCTTGGACGCTACCGGATAGTACGGGGCCAGAGAACAGAGTTCCGGGAAACGCTGGATTTCCGTTCGTCTGCGTGAGTTGGCCCCCAACAATGTCGGGGTACGTGGGAGTTGTGCCGGGAAGATAACTTGCCATCAGTGTGACTCCTTACGAGGTCGGGAAACTTCCCCAGATGGCGCGAGGGTTGAAGTACCCAAATGAATATCGAGAATAGCCCTTAACTAGGAGGCTGTCAGTCACGAAGTCAACTTGCATGTCACTCTCGTACGGAATTCGATTCATCATCGCGAGTCCCGCAATGTTCGTGAGCAAGAACCACGCGTAGTTCGAGGTCAAGAAGTCCATCACCATGTAGCCTTCTGACAAACCTCCTGCGGTCGAGAAGATTGCATTCACATCGTTGTCCGCAGTGCCAGGACGCAACTCTGTCTTCGTCAAACGAATTGCGACCGGTTCCAATTGCGGCGGCACAATCAGCTTGCGACCGCGCGAGAACATGCGCAGCCCCGCTTGGTCTTTGAAGTTCACGCGAATCGAAACCATTGCATTCAGCAATGTCGCTTCGTTCAAATCGACTGCGCTCGTCGGAATGTTTGCGTACACACCCGTGTCGATCGGGTGACTCGAAGAACAGAGCGCCACGCCGTCACCGTTGACTTTCGAGTTGTAGGTGGTTGCCGTGTTCAGCACATTCGCGCCGTAGATTTCCTCCGTCTGACGGAAAGACTCAATGAGACCCAAGTTGCTCGGGTGGAATTGAGTCTTGTACAAATTGTCATCGATGGCTTTACGCGTGATCGCATAACCCAAGCCGAGTTCGGTGTGCTCCTGATTGAAGATGTAACGCTCGCCCGCATTATTGTCGAACTGAGTTTGGCCGCCCTCAGTCTTCAACTGCGCCAACCCGAGGTAGCGCATTTCAGCAGTGCGCTCTAGCGCGAGTTTGCTGTCAAATTTTGTGAAGACACTCGTCCATTGGCGCGGAATTTGCTCGTATTTTCCGGTCAGTCCGCGGAGTCCCGGGAGCAAGAGATCTTTGATTGCTGCAAGATTAATCGCCATGTCTCATTGCTCCTAGGTGTTCGTCGCCGTCAGAGACTTGGTCTCGACGTTGTTGAACGCGACCACACACCAGTTGTACGCGCCAGTGGCCGTTCCAGGCGCTCCTGGCGGATCAAGAATCAGTGATACAAGGCGCCAAGGTTTGGTCGCCGTAGTCGCACCTCCGTGGACGAGATAGGCGCCAGAAATTCCGTTCGCGGCCGTGCCTGTCCCTATCTGATAATCATTGTTCGCACCAACGTCCGCCTGCACGACACCGGTGGAATCGGACTGCACGAGAAATTGCGCGTTGGGGTCGTTGACCATCCACGCGCTGATTGAGGATTGATTGGCGCTCGTGACATCGGAGCCTGGCCAGTAGTTTGACCACACCGTGCGCTTTTGCGAGGTCGAGAGGTATTTGCAGCCGATGAAGACGCCCGCCATCGGGGTTGTCTGACCGTTCGCACCTTGAGTGAGGGTGCCATCGCCGGACCCCACGCGCTGGACTGGGTCGCCGTAGTAGATGGCAGCGGTCGAGTAGTCGATGCCTCCGTTCCCGTTCTCAGCCATCTCGTAGGTCGGCGCCGAGCCCAGACCTGCGCGCTGTTGAAAGCCGAAGGGATAATTCGTGTTGGCCAAAGTACGTGACTCCTCTATCGGAGGTCATCACGCACAGCCGGAGGCGGGAAGGGACCTACAAAATCTTTCGTCGAACAACTACGCCGAGTAGTTGCATCGCCTTATCCCACTATTTTTGCGGCGTGTCAACTTTCTCGCTTTGCTCAATCTCCACGTGCTTCCACGCTTTGCCTTTGCGAACCACCCAGATGTGGCATGGATGCACGCCGTATTTCTTAGCAAGAATTCCAGGCCTCTCCGTAGATTTTCTGATGTCGAGCACATCCTGATAAGTCAATTTAGACGTTCCTATTTGCTCGCCGCGAACAGATCGACGACGGCGCGCCTCGCGGTCAGCCATGTTTTCTTTTACGGTGCCAGGCCGCAGATGTGCCGGGTTAATACATCCTGGCGTATCGCACGAATGCAGTAAGTGCAGTCCCTTTGGAACCGGACCTACGAAAGCCTCATAGCTGATTCTATGGGCATACCTGCCTTTGTTGCCTACGTAGAATATCCCGTAGCCCCGATTGGTAGGTCCGAGCCAAAGCCAACAACCGATGTCGCTCAATCGACACTTGTTGAACAGCCGAGCCTTGATGAGATCGTTGTCGCTGACTCGCTCGAAAGGCACATACTTGTCGATAGACACGATCATGGCGCAGCCTCTTAAGTATTCGAGAGAGGCTGTAATTATAGCGTATTACGTCTTAGGAATCTCCATCTGCTCGCTGGAATACGTGCGCTTTATGCCTAGCGGCTTGCCTCTTGCATCGCGATTCGCTCCCTCGAATGGAGAGCTATCTCCCGCTGGTGCAGCCATCACCTGCTCCTCCTTGCCGCGCACCTGGTCGCGCGCCTCTTTCCTCTCGGCCGCCTTGGCTTCGTCGGTAATTTCGGCGGGCCGCTCCATCAAGCGCATACCCTCCCTGTCGATCGTCGCGCCCTCATGTCCGATTGGCATCATCTCTGGATGTCTCGATGCCGGAACCGCTTCCCACCCTCGTTGCGCCAAATTCACTTGATAGGACGGGTCTGGTTGGTTGTAGATCGAAACGCGCTTCCATTCGTAGGACCATCCCGCGGGGATAATCGAGTGGTCGAAATGATACTTGTCCCCACCCGGATCAAAGCTCCCGTGCTCGCGCAGTTCCGCAGCGCGCCGCCGCGCGCGCTCCATCGGGTCGTTAGGATCGGGAGCTTTCGCTTCGGCCTGTGCGGGCGCATTCGGCGGCGTCGGCAGCGGCGCGTGCGGCTGCTTGGAGCGGAGAGTGAGAGTATCTTCGGCCATGGTGATTCCTAGTTCAGCTTGCCTTCTTTCTTGAGCGCGACGACCTGTTTTGCGTATTCTTCCGGCGTCATCTGCATCATTTTCGCGATTTCGACCTGTTCGGCCGTGAGCGTGATGACGTTTGCACGCGTGGCGCCTGTGCCGTTGCCTGAGCGTGAGACTGGGGCGGAGGGCGGCGCGGTCTGCCTCGAGGATCTCGTGGTCGACGGCCGCGCCGCATCCGCTGTGGGGTCCACATCAACGACGATCGCCTCCTGGCGCTGAGAGGGGATGCGAAGTGTGTCCTCGACGGACGCAAAATACTCCGGCGTGTCGACGGAGAAGCCATCCGCCATCGCCATCTCGTGCGCGGCGACCATCTTGCGATACTTCGCAGGATCGCGCGCGTATTCGGGGTGTGAGCGGACCCACGCAGCCGATTGCGGCGTCAACTGCTGCGCGATGCGCTCGACGGGGTCATCGGCGACGCGCGGAGTGGCCTTTGGCGCGTTCTCCATCGCCGTTTTGCCGCGATTTAAGTCATTCAACTTCGCTTCGTTCGCTGACATCTCGCGCTGCGCCTTCGCGGCGCCAGGATAATCCTGTGCGGCGAGCGCGGCGGCGTATTTTTCCTCCAAGGCGTCGTTCGCCTGGGTCAAAGACGCGATCGCAGACTTGACGAGGTCGAGTTGCGTGCCGTGCGACTCATTTTTCGCGCGCGCGGCATCGGCATCGGCGGCTCGTGCACGGTTTTCGGCGGCGATTCGCGCTGATTTTTCATCGTCGAGCTGTTTTTGTAGCTTTTTGAGGCCCTCATCGGGCGTCAGGACCGTTTTATCGACCGCTGGCGCCGCTTTGGGCTCAACTTTCGGCGCTTCGACCGTGACTTCGGCCGCTGCATCATCGGTTTTCGCGCCTTTCGCGAGTTTCGCGGCTTCGGCAGCCTCGACGGCGTCCAAATCGACCTGAATTTCCGTTTCAGTTGCGCTCATAGATCACCAAATCAAATCTGGGTGGGGGACTTTGACCTTGACGAACTTGTCCATGACGAGTCGGCAGGGAACGCGGGTATCGCCTGCGAGAATTTCCATCGCAAGGCCATCCGATGACTTGATGACGACCCAATCGTGGAGAAAAATTGGCACCATGGGGAAGTCACACGACGGTCCAACCTTGACGACGAGCCCAACCTTGCCCTGAAACACGTCTTCGCCCAACACTTTGTCGGTCAAGATGATGCCGCCCTTGGTTTTTTGAGGGCGCAGATACGTCGCCAATAGCACTTCGTTGTTCAAAATTTCGAAGCCGTCGAGCGATGTACCGAGCCTCGCTATGATCTCCTGCTTCGGATCGACTTCGTGCAGCATCGCGACGTTCGGCATTAATGTAACTCCACGCGTTTTTCTAGTAGTTTGTGATAAAACTTGCCGTCGACAAATTTGGGAACGAGACCATCCACGTATCTGGCCGTTGATTTACCGCATACTTCACAGTAATCATGTGTGTATGTCAGACGCCCGTTGATATCTTGCAGAACCGACACGATGGCATGATCGCCTATACGGCATGAGATTTCTCTGAACCACTTACGAATCACATCGATCACTATTTTTCCTTGTTCAAATCTTCGTTGACTTCGTCGAAGTAGGAGGTTTGCACGCGCTTGAGCGCGAAAATCTGGCCTGAAATGAATTTGTACTCATCGAAAGTTTTGAGCGCGGCCGGTGATTCCAACTGTTCGCGTAAGCGTTCAAGTTCTTCATCGATGCGCTTGGCGAGTTTTGCCTCGAATGGAGTCACGCACGACCCATGAACTGTTTATAGTCCTTCGTTCTATACCACTTCTTGGAATCAACTTTGTACGTACCAGGGACGATCGGAACTCCCTGGTTAATCGCCATTGATCGCACCTGATCCATAACTAATCGTTGCCGTTCGTCAACGGGCCAGCAATCCTCATCTGGTAAATAATCCATGGGCAAATTAACCGCGGCATGTTCACTGAAGCGCTTGAACGTCTTTTCTGAAGACGCTCGCCCTTGCTCGATCATTACCGGAGTCGGTTTATCTCTTTCATCGTCAATCGCCGCGCGCTTTGAACAAGTCGGTTCTGGCAACTTCTGCTTGACAAACAATTCAAGTTTAGATTCCTGCGGAACCTCATCATCAGTCCAGTCATAGGTGCGCCCGGTCCGCGAGTGAAATTTCCCCGCATGATGATGCGGATCAAGTTGCACCACACTCATGGTCTCGGTCGCATCATCGTACATGAACCTGCCGGCAGCGAGTCCCTCAGCGTAGAACGCAAGATCTGACCGAGGTATATGCATGGTCGCAAGCGCATTTCGCGGCCAGCCTCCAGGCGGCGGCAGGAAAATCGACTTTTTCGGTAACAGCAATCCTGACGCAGCTGCGGCGCCAAACATCCCAAAGAAGGCGCGACGCGAAATCATGGGCTAAGCGTTTTTCCCGTAGGCTTTGACCTTCTCAAGCCGCCCTAAGCCGCCGCCAGAAGCGTGATCGAGAGGGTACGCGCCGGGCTTCGCGAGCATGTGCGAGGTGCGCCCACCGCGAGCTCGCGGCATCATCGGGGGCGGTGCGCCAGCTTGTGGCGGCATCGCGCCGGGTGGCGGCATGGGAGGCGGTGCGCCCTGATGGAGTCCGACAGGGCCCGCTCCCGGGGGAGGGAGTGCCCCCGGAGGCGGCATCGGCGCGCCGCGCGATGGCGGATTGGGCGCGATGATGATGTTCACGTTCATACCCTTTTTAGCGGCACCACCTCCCTTCCGAGCCAGTCTGCCACCTTGAGGACGTAGACCTTGTAATTTTCCGTCCAGCGAACCGCCGGAGGCTTTGTGGAAGCCCTTCAAAGTCTTGGCAAGTCGGGCGCGTTCGCCCTCCTTACCACCCTTGGCGGCAGCCATATTCAGTTTCTTCGCGGGGATCTTTTCACCCTGCGGGACACCGAGTTCTTTGTGAAGCGCGCCTGGATGCTTCGCGACCGCGCCAGCTATCCAGTTGCCGCCGCCGGACTTGCGTCCGACTCTGCCGCCAGAGCACTTGGCGCACTTGCAGCCCATTGAATGGATCAGCTTGCGATCTTCGGCCGCATCCGCGTGACCGCCGCGCGCCATGCCGCCGACGTGCTTTTCGCCTTCGCGGGATTCGTTCGCCTCTTTGACATCCCTGTTGATCAGTGCATCGGCGAAGGTTCGGCCGCCGGACTTGCGCGGCTTGCGATCGGCGCGCATGGCGCCTGCTAACCCTGCGACTTTGCCGCCTGATCTGAAGTTTTGGCGAGAGACGGGGCGAGGGCCGACCTGCACGTCTCCTAGCTCATCGGTGGGTTCTCGCCAATTCGACGCATCGACTGGTCCAGAGTGACCACGGACTAGCCGCTCGGCCTTTTCTTTGGCCTTGCTCCGTGCCTCTCGTGCCATCTCACTCATGAGGATCCCTCTTCGATTGCGCTGAATATAGTCCCCTGACGCCCAAGTTTGCAAATTCGCGATATAATGCGGGCTGGATAGACGGGTGACATCGCCTATCCAGCCCTAACCACCTGAATGTGAGGCATTCAAAATGGCTGAACTCCATCATACGCTCGTATCCCGTACCACCGTCATGGCTTCAGGGTGCATCGAGTGGAATTTGTTCAGAGACAAAGACGGATACGGGCAACTCAAGGTCCGCAAGAAAACCAGACTGGCGCACCGCATCTCATACGAGTTAAGCGTTGGTCCAATTCCACCTGGCCTGCAGGTTCTTCACCGTTGCGATAATCCGCCGTGCGTGAACCCGGCCCATCTGTTCGTCGGCACTCACATGGACAACGTAAATGATTGCCTAGAGAAAGGGCGATGGGTCAACGGCCCTAAAAATGGCATGAGCAAACTCACTGATGAGGACGTACTAAAGATCAGAGCGGACAGTCGCCACGCTATAGTCGTTGCAGCCGAATATCGGGTCGCGAAAACGCTGATTTACCAGATATGGAACCGCGATATTTGGAAACATCTGCCAGAAACGCCGCGTCCTAAGAAACTAATAAAACACAAATTGACAGAAGAACAGGTGCGCAAAATAAAGACGGATACTCGAATGTATACGGTTATTGCTGAGGAATACGGCGTGGCTCCATCCAGCATAAGCGACATCTTTGCTGGAAGATCCTGGAAACACATTCCCTAATTTTTATCGATGCCCTTATCCACTTCACCGATGATGGCTTTGGCTTTCTTGCCAACGCCTTTCACGCTGACCTGTTTACCAGACTCGCCTTGCGTCGGCGCAGAGATAACTGATTTTGCTAGGTCTATCGCGGTTTCCTTCTCCTTCGCGTCGCGATCCTTGTCGCGATTCTCATTTTCGGTCAAAAGTTCTTGAGCTTTCAACCCAGCTTCTTTCGCACGCGTGTGTGCGTCTAGAACTTTAGCCTGAGCAGTCGCAACGTCGAGTGGCGAGATTGGCTCCGGTCCTGATTCTGGCGCTGCCGCCTCAGTCTTCGGGGAAAATGTGCCAACGCCGGCCACCTTAGCCTGAGATTCAGTTTCTTTTGCTCCGGCCTCTTTCGACCTAGCCTGCGCCTCAAGCATATCGGCATCCGCTTTCGTTTTCTCGTTGGCCATTTGCGCTTGGGCTTGAATAAGCTGTGGCGGAGGTTGCGAACGTGCCGCAGGTGGCACAAAGAATTGCTCCGGATCTGGCCACCCAATTGCGGCTAAAGCTGCTGTCTGGACTTTCAGCGGGTCATATAAATTCGGGCTCTGCGCCTGCAACTGGAGGAGCGCCACGACTTTCATCAACCGCTGGCCGCTCGACGAAGTGTTCGGATCAGCCTGCGGCACGAAGTCGCAGTTGTTGAGTGCCGCCAAGAATCGCGCTTTGTCCCACGGTGTTTTCGACTTGCACTTGCGCTGATAGAATGATTCCGGGTGCTCTCGAAAGACTTGTTTGAGCAACTGGAATTCTTCAGCCTGCGCCGCGTGCATGCGCTTGTGTACGGCGTTCATGACCTTGATCGCCTGGTCTATCATCGCCATCACGGTGCCCACGGGAACATCCGCTCTTCCTTCTCCCACTTGGACTTCTGCCGTCCCGCCAATCCTTCGTCCCGTCTCCGCCATGTCCTGCACAAGCGACATCAAAGGCGCCATGTGAGTAGTTTCGTAGGGTAATGGCATGACTGACTGCCCGATCGGCAACCCTTGCGTATCGATCTGCGCAGAGCCGCCAGGGGGCACGCGCAAGATATTCGTGTTCTGCCGCGTGCCGGACTTCGAGACCAAAAATCCTGGGAAGTTCGCGAACATGCCATTGTCGAGCATGAGCCGCCACGCCGCCGTGATCGCGTTCGTGGAGTTGCCCAAGATGTGCAGAAGCCCGATATCGTAGAAACCAATCCCCGGCACGAACGGAAACTTGACGAACTTCTTGCGCGCAGTGGGGAGCGTCTGATCGTCCTCATCGTAGTTACGAACAACCGCTAGCGCCTTGCGCGAGGACTTGTCGATCGTGACGATGTAGGGAATTTGGAGCCCGGTCACTTCGCGCTTTTGCTTGTGCTCGAATCCTGGAATGTCGAGTTCGCAGTAGCACTCGTAAATCTCCCGTTCTCGGTTCTGCGGCAAGACGTTTTGCGGCTCCGGCGTGATACCTTGCTGATCCTTTTCGGTCCGCTGCAGCTCATCCGGATCCTGCGGCTGCGGATCTCCCAAGTCGATATCGCGGTAGACCTTCAAGATTTGCAGCCGCTTCAACGTCGAGGGCTTCATCATCGTGCGATGGGTGACGCGCTGAGCGTTCCCTAAGTCCGTGGCCGATTGATTCACGATGATGTCATCCGCATCGACAGACTCTGAGACAGGGCGCGAGCGGATCGGGCAAAAGTAGACCTTTTTGAACCCTGTGCCGCCAAATCCGACCATAAAAAGCATCCGGTCGGTGTCTGGGTAATACTCTGACGCGTGCGTGGTCAAGTAATGGTTCATGTCGCGCTCGAGCGCGGTCGCATCCTGATCCATTTTTGCTGACGGGTCGTTCGAGTCGTTGCGGATTTTGACCGGTCCATCGGTCGGTAGGAGTTCGGAGCGCGCGTTCGCTTGGAAGCGCAGGACCGCCTCCAGGAAGAGCGGATGCCTCACCTTGCTCATCCCCTCGACGGGGGCGCCGTCGGAAGCGCCTTGCGTGTTCGGCAGCTCGATCTTTAGGCCGAGCAGTTTCATGCCGAGGGCGCGATCATCGATCCATTCTTTCCGACTTTGCAGATCCTCTTCGATCCCGCGCAGAAGATCTTCCGTGATCGAATTGAGCGCATCCTCGGTGATCTTGTCCGCAATATTGTCGAACCATGCCAGGGGTTCATCGTTCGCGGCCTTCGAGGACCCCAAGGGCTGCCCGTTCAATGAAACCGTGAGAGACCCGTCGCCGTGAGCGATGCGAAGGATGTTGCCAGAGGTGTCAACTTCTGGGGCATCAGCCCCCGGAGGCGCCATCTCGACCGACACTTCGGCCGCGGGCGGTAAATCCGGCCGCTCCGGGCCTTCGAGGCGGATATTCGCGCCGCCGAGGCCGGCTTGGGCGC